TCCAGAATGTCCTGCAAAGTGTAAGTAGGGGTTGTTTCCCAAAAATTAGAATCCAGTTTTTGGTTTATTACATACTCATAGATTTCAAGCTCCCACGTTACAGATTTATGTGAGATAGCGCGACACCAGCACATACTTGCATCACTTGTATCTAATCCAAGCTCCTGCAAGTGCTTCATTTGTTCTATTGATAATACTTGTTTTGATTTCATAATTCGTAAGATAAAATTACAACCGTTAATGCAATGAAAATGATTGCTACTATCAAGGCGATAGATAGACATCCCTTTTCGTATTCTTCATCTTCTGATGGTGTGTTTTCGTTATACCAATCTAATAGATGTTTTAATTTCATTTCTCACTCCTTTCTTTCTCCTTTTTAGCTTTATCACAAGCCGACTTTTTCATTGCATACGGACAATCGCAATTCCCGTATCTTTCGTTATACCAACAACAATAGTCACACTGGTGCATTATTTATTCCTCCATCTATATTCAAAATACTTACAGTTCTTCGCCTGCTTTCTTGCCGTTATGCGTCTTTTCAATGCGTGACAATACATCTGAAAATTGGCACATATCTCATAATGCACGCATATACTGCAATGCTTTTCTTCTGTATTATTCATCGTCTTCTCTCTTCATAAAACACATCCATATTGTTTTGCTCTGCCTTCCAGTGGTATGTCCAAATAGAGGCTTAAAAGGGATAACGGACAAAACTTCTGAAGCTTTTATCTCACTTTCGTTCCATTTGAAAATGAGCGTTCCATTAGGTTTCAAGACGCGCATACACTCGGCAAATCCGTCGTGTATAAGTGATTTCCAATCTTTTGGCAGTTTACCGTATTTCTTAGCCATCCATGAGGTTTCACCAAGTGTTTTTAGATGCGGTGGGTCAAACACCACCATATAAAAAGAATTATCCTCAAACGGCAAATTAGTAAAACCGGCTATTACATCCGGTTTTACATCTATAGTTCTGATTCTATCTTTGTCCTTAGCTGTAAGTGTTTCTGAACGCTTGTCTACAAATAAAACCAAAGGGTTATGCTTGTCAAACCAAAACATTCTACTGCCACAACAAGCATCTAATATAAGTTTATCGCTTTCCATTGTTATTCCTCCTTATCTATCTTAATGTCTGTTACTTTGCCACGATTGATAAAATACTTACAATCAATAAGCCTGCAAATCCATTCATCACTACGATTCTCTAATTCATCACATTCCTTACGAAGAGAACATATAGTACATTCATAGTCATTTGGATAATTCGCAGCTTCATGCAGCACTCCATCTATTATTATTCCGTTCTTTACTTCCATAATCAAATACAATTAGGGCATTCAGCCGATTTGTTACCTTTAGTATCTGTGTATGTATAGATACTTTCTCCTTTTGAGGAAATCACATCGACCATACAGCCGCACTTCGTACACTTTCTATGCGCATTGTTGGGGTTGTTTATCCATCTATGCCCTTTTCTGTTTTCTGCGCCTAACTTTGTTCCTCTATTAAATCCCATAATCACACCCTTTCCCGTAAACATTTACGAACTCGCTGACATCCATATAGTCTATGCCAAAATTCTCGGCTGTTTTCTTGTCACTGTCTGAAAACTGCCCTTCGAGGCCGCTTGCATCACCAATCATTAAACAATCTTCTACCTCCAAACTGAAATCTTTCCATGTATTGTAATTATCAAAAAGTTCTTCAAGCATTCCGGTATTTGGCTTTCTCATAGGGTTGCTTCTGTCATTGCTTCCGCAATACTTAAAACGCGTATCAATGTCGCAATAATCCATTATACTGTAACTCACGTACTCATATTTTACATAAATAAATGATTCTGGAACCAACCCTTTTTCTATCCCTCCCTGGTTTGTCACGATAAAAATTTCTTCGGGATTCAAATTCTTTATTGCATCCAGGACATCAAACTTAAATTTCATGTCCCATATCCCCTTTGGAAACGTCTCACCACTTGCAGTTTCTATTAACGTGCCGTCCATATCACAAAATAAAACCTTGTACTTTTTCATTTCTTGTCCCTTTCTTTGTTTAAATTTTTATCTTCACATCGAACTATTTTATTTTTCTTGCAAAACCTTATTGAATACCTTACCGCCTTCCGTATGTCCTCATACTCCTTTGTACTGTACACATTGTATGTACGGAGTTTTCGCATAATTTCCTCTTCCATGAAAGGAAGTATTTCTTTCTCAAACCTACTCATTTCCTATGTGTTTTACGGTTCTTATTCCTCTTCCTGCGTTTCGCAATTTGTTTGTTTGTACACCTATCATCTTTTAGGCGATATTTTCTCATTTTGGGTACATCACACGGTTCTAAAGGAGAAATATCACTATATGGATTATAAATCTCATAACGAGTATTTTCATTCCAAGAAATTTCATTCTGCATATTTTACCCCTCTTTCTTTTTAAGGCTTATATCAATTGACAACCTATCGGTAATTTCCTCCTTAATTATCTCCCTGCACAAATTCCTTATCATAGAGTAATCACCATGTCTTTGTATCTCGTTGGAAACCATACAACGAACCCACCTCTCTATATCAACGTCGTTTCCATATGTGTTTTGAAAGATACGTTTAACCTCCTCTTTCACAATTGGAACCATAATTTCCTTTATATCCTCTTTAGTCAACTTTAGTTCGTTGTGGATATAATTCTTCACTTCTCTATATCTATATTTACTCATAATGCTTAAACCTCTACTTTTGTATAATTACTAAATTTACAATAAAAATATTCGCTTGAAAACCATCCCAAACGACTTTTATTATTGACATATTTACAATAGGTTTCCCATTTGTCCTTATGTACAATTTCATACATTACGCCTTTATATATGAACAAATCCCCTTCTTGTAAATTTGAAATCTTAATTGTTTTCATATTAACCCAATCCTCTTTAATCTTTTTCTAAAATTCTTTTCATTCAAAGCTTGTTCGTAATAGCAATCCGGCTCAATAGCTATTTTAGTTTTCATTATAGGTTTCCCGTTTAATCCAATTGAAACTTCTTTGGTAATAGAAGCTCTCTTTATCTCTTTCGTTTTCAGATTGAATGAAAATAAAATATGTCCCGGAACCCTCCTCTTCTTGTTCGTCAATTTATATTCATGCTGTTTCTTTTGAATATATTCTACCTGGTTTTTAGATAGATTACTTTTTATCAAATCGGGAACTATTTCCATATCAATCACCGTTTAAAACAAACAACAACTCTCTTGCTTTCCTATAGGTATCAAACCCCTTTACATTCACCCATTCAGACGAAAGACGTTTGTCTTTTCTGACTTGTACGCAATACACGACTATCGGAATACAGCCGCTATACCCTATTTCTTTCACAATCCTATATCTTTCCATGTCAAATACAATTTCTCATAAAAGTTCCCCTATCAAGCATACCGTTTTCTGATTCTTCTACCAAGTCAAAGAATGTATTAGCATAACAAACATGCTCGTCTATCATTATACATATTCCATCACCGGGATAATATTCACACGAAACATTATTGTCCCAATCTATATGTTTTTGTGCTTCTTTGGCTACACAGTCACAAGCAACCATATACTCTATGTATTTATTAGATGCTTTTCTTATTTTGTCAAATATATTTCCTTTCATGGCTTTTTCAATTACTCAATATATAAAACAATCCCTCTATGTATCATATCTTCTAATTCTCTTTCCGAAAATTCATCGAATGTATGTTTATCCATAGTGCAAAAATGATACCTTACAGAATGCTTTTCATAATTGATGCTTTTATGATAATCAATCATTACATCAATTATGACTGTTTCGATAATCTTACCATTTACAATAAAAGAAAAACGTGTTCCAACATCATAACACCCCTTCTTAAACAAAAGAATTTTCCTTTCATCCATTTTATTTCAATTTTTCTTCAAATTCTGCAATTATACAGTCTGCATCACCACCATGTACCCAGTCCTCCAGTACAGAAGACAAAGCTTCAATAGCTTTCTCCTTCTGCCATTCAGCACCACTATTAAAACCATTAGCAATCATTTCCTTGATGTCAGAAATTCCATTCGGTACCCCACATGTTCCAAATGAACGAATAACCGATTCAGCATATTCTATTGACGCCTTTTCTACTGTCTGTTTCATATCAATAACTTTTGGTTTTCTTGTATCTGCCACATTTCTTGCAGACGTAATATCTGGCAATATATTTATTACATCCTAACTCATCCCATGCCGTAACCTTTCTCTCATACATCAGCTCCCATTCATGGCGACAGAACCATTTCTTTATGATAGCATTCAGATTCATACCCTAAAACAAAATCTTGAATTTCTTCCCTTTCAATGTCGGCAATCTCTCTTCCACAAACTTCCTTAACTCTTCCTCCTCAATAGGAAACAGAGGATTGTATTTATATTTGAACGTGTGTATATATTGCTCATTCAGCATCACATCAAAAATTAATGTCTTCATTTCAGCATTTCATTATTAGGGTAGTATTTCTTGTATTCCTCAAAAGCAAGCTCTAACACATCTTCTTTACTCACATACTGCAAAACAATATCTTTCTCTGTATATACCAAGCATTCCTCTCCTTTTAAATCCAACCATTTCCTTTTTCCGCACTCTCTTTGCTGTAGTTTAAATCTATACTTTGCCGGACGGTTCCATTCCATAAACAAACTACATGTCAGCTTGTATTCTACATCTTCCTTTTTAATAATCTTTTCTGTCATAACCCTTTATATTAAAATAACCCTCCATCCACAACACAGCTTCTTCTATTGTTTCCACCTTTTTAAACTCCTTCGTGACACAACGCTGCATGTATTCACAGCATATGTTTTCTTCATCGTCAAAATAAATGTTGTACGCCCCGTTATCATCAGCCCCGGTACATGCTATTCCAAGCTCCAGGGCATTCTGCACCTCTTTCGGTTCGGTTGAAAAATAGGCGTAAACCTTTTCACTCTTTACACCCTGCAATCCGTTAAGTTCTACAATATTGTTCATATTCGAGATAATATTTGTTTATGTCTAACCCGATTAAGAAAGGGAGGCTTAACACTCCCTTATCAATCACACCACAAAGATAATATTTGTTTATGACATACGCAATAGCTTATTCCCAATAAAATTGCATATTTAACATTTCTTGTGTTTCCTTCTGAATAGGCTTATATCTCGTTTCGGTTGTTAAATCCCTCTCAGCCACGTTGTTATACTCTTCCAAAGCCTTTTCTTTATCTATACTCCTTTCCACCCATATACCTATCATCTGGTCTGGCTGCATATCCCCGATAGACACCGGGTTTTCCTCTGTAGCCTCATAAAACTGGACTGTATAGGGTCTGCTATATATATTAGGTGCACTGCCCATATATCGGCTTCCGTCTGCACCTTCCATCATTCCCACGGCACCTACCTTAAACGAACACACATTTGTTTCCGGATTCTCGAACCATATCTTCACCCCTTTTGCCACCTCCTGGCTGTCATTGTGCAGCACTATAGCCCGGTATTCGTTTCTCGCATTTCTTATCGTGTTTACACTCAATTCATCAAACAAATTACCGAACATGTCGTTAGGTATTGTCGTGGAAGATGCAAAGCCACCCAACGAATAAGAAACATTCTGCTGTTCTGCCATATATCCGGAACTTACTGTATATAATAATTTCATTTTCTCCTCCTTTCTTATTCTTTCGGTTTCGGCATGCCTGCCAAAGACCAATATTCCGTTTTTGCCGTATTGTCAATCGTGACCGTACCACCGTTGTTTCTCACTCTTGCTATGTAAAACTCGTTTACCGACTTGGTAGGCGGCTGTTCCAAGGTCACTTCCTGTGTCAGCCCCAACGTAAACCAATCATAGGTGTAAAGCCCTTCCATTTGTGCGTCCGTGAATACCTTTCCAAGAGGTACCGTTCCCAGTATCACGACTTGCAAATTTGTTTCCGCAACAAAATCGGATTCGGACGTTAATACAATATTCTTGTTATCTATTATATTGACTATCTCATATACACCATTATTTAGGGGCTGTGAACCGTCGTCCTTCAAAAACTTTATCGCTACCGGGGTTTTCCCTGCCTGTCCTCTCACCTTACCGGAAAAATCCACGGTTCCGGTCACTACACCCTTCTGGTTGATACTCACATATCCGTTTTCGTAATTCTTTGTCGAATACCCGATTTTTAGCCAGTAATACACGCTGTCTGCCGGGATGGCAAAGTTATCGTATATGTTGACAATGTTTATTACTTGCCCCAATGAGTTTACCGCCATACCCGGCAATATCCTTACCGTTCCTCCCTGTGTTCCCTGCTGCACCTCGAACGCCTTGTTGTCTATAAAGGTGTCCACAGTCTCAAAGTCGGACTTGAATTTTGTAGGGTTGTTTGTCACTATGCCGAATGTATAACTTCCGGCAATAAGAATCTTTCCAAGCAAAGAGTTCTGTAGGAAAGACTGCATATTCATCACTTCTTCTTTTTCTAAAAAAGTGTTTCTGTTAACATTTATCTGCGCCATATATTTATAAATTTTTATTTACAAAATTAGAACCATTCTGGATAATTTCTGTTGAAATCTGCGTAATTATACATCCTTGTACATCCTCTGAAACATCCGCTTTTAGGGAGACTGTCAACATCCGGAAAACCGAATCGATACGGTTGGAATAGTTTTTCAAAATAGAAGAACAAAGGCATATAAACTGTCGGTAATTTTACTCCGGCCACTATACATTCCCATCTCGGTTGAGACGTCATATTTGAGCAACCGCTGAATGCGTCCGTGCAACTATTCATATGTTTTAGTACCCCCGATTCTATATAACTATTATCTGTTCCGGTAGGTCCAGGTTTATTTACAGTCACATCACCGAAAGCATATTCGGTTGTCGACAAATTAGAACAATTCTCAAACATACTATTAATATTTACCGTCACCGAATGTTCGGGCGGTGTGATAGGATTGCCCTGCGAACCTGCCGTCCTCAGATTCCTGCAACCACTGAAGCAATATGTGTAAGAACTACATTGCGAAGAATCAGAAAACAAGGATGATGTTATAGTAGTCAAACCACTATTCCGAAACATACCGGACGCATTTCTAATATCGGGGATTGTCACACCACTTACATTCAGCAAGCTTGTACAGCCGTAAAACATTTCATTACATTGTGTACCTCCATTCGTCGTATAATTGAATGCACCGGAACTTACACTTGACAGATTGGTACATTTATAAAACGCCTGTCCCAAAAACAATTCACCCACGGTCCCGGAAAACATGTTGCTCGGTAATGACGATACGCCCGAAGCATTACAAAAACCGTATGCGTTTATTGTCTCTCCCGAAACATATCTGAACGTTATTCTGCATGGTGATTGCAAATTAGAACAATCGGAAAACATATATATACATGTTTTTATATTCGTCGCTCCAATATCATTACTTATACTTGACATACTGCTACATCCGGCAAACATATAATTCAAAGACGTTCCATTACTTGACGTCCTTAACTGTCCGCTTACGGAAGAAATATTTTTACATCCATAAAAACAACTGGAGTAATCATTTATCAAGTTCCCTGCAAGCACACTCGACAAGTTCACTGAACCACTCAGCCCACTATCTCTATATGTGCTAACAAATGTACCGCTTGTTATAAAATCAAACAATCCTGCTGGAACGCTTCTCAAACTGCTGCATCCATAAAAGAACGAATCTGCCGAACCGCTCATAAGGCTTGTGGTCCAACTTACAACCGATTCAAGACTACTGCAATCCTGGAAAGCTCCCTTTCCCCATGACGTTCTCACATCCTCAGTAAACCACTTGATTACTTTTGTCAAACAATTCTGAAAACTTGAAAATCCGTCTGCACTCCACGATAAATTGGCCGACATTCCGTTAAAGTCAAACAATATTATCTTTGTTCCTCCGGAACTATAGGTGTGCGAACTTGTTCCTAATGTCTGGTCTCCATCTCCCCATTTCACACGCAAATTGTTAAGTCCAGTAGAGGAAGTGTTAAGTACGGGCAGCACTATGTTCGTACCGTTTGACACCCTTACTTCCAGTACCGCACCGTCTTCCATTATTATGTCAATCGTCTTGCTGAACTCTTCCGGTCCTACTGTGTAACTTCCGCTCTCCGTAAAGTAATTCTGACTTGTTGCCACCCATGCATAAGTATCGTTACACGGAACCATCCATGATACGGTACCGTTCGAGCTTGTCACACCCGAACTTATATTGTCTTCCACTGTCACGCCCGAAATAGGAGAACCGCTCTTTGTACGCACGTTATATGTAACCTGGCACTTGTTACGCGTCATTACGACGTTAACATATTCGTCGCTATTGCTTATGCTTACAGAACCGTTCTGGCTCTGATACCCGGACTTTGACGCCTGCCAGCTTAATGTCTGGGGCGGCACGTATGTTCCGAATACCGCACGTCCGGCTCCATCCGTGTTCTTTACCGTACCTCCGCATACAATACGCACTCCTCTTATGGATATCCCTTTCTCGTCCACCACGTCGAAAATAACTTTATAGGTATTTACACCAAGAACTATCGTTGCGTTTGTATCATATTCCCCTACCGATACAAACGTACTGTTCTCGTTATATTGGGGAAGCTTGCTTGCCGTGGCCGTACCGGAACTTCCTGCCTCCACATTGAAGGTCGTATATCCTTGTCCATCGGAATATTGCGTCATTCCGTTAAACGTCACCTGTGCCCCACTTATGCCTATATTGCTGCCATTGACAACCTGTATTCTCACATTCACCCTCTTTACGGTAAAATTGATAGGAACACGGGTGTCCGAATTGTACACGGTAAACGAATTCACCACGTCATAACAATAAGGATATTTTGCCACATAATCGTATGTACCCGAAAACAATTGCGTAGATACCAACCCTAATTCGTTCGTTGTCAACTTTTCGCTTTGTCCTACAATCTCGATTGTCGCCCCAGAAGCCTGCGCACTTCCTATAGTCGCCTGGAACGTCACGTTGAACGGCACGGACGCCTTTTCTGCCATCTTTATAGTATAGGCATTGTCTCCTGCCGTTATGTTCACATTCCCCTTTGCCGGGTTATAGTCCTGGTGAGACGCGCTCCACTCCCACACACCAAGTTCAAGCGTCCAGCTTGCCGCGATACCGTTGTTGTTGGAATATCTCGTTTCCCCGTTTATCGTCACTACCGCATTACTAATAGGATTGTTCGTTTCCACATCCAATACCGTTACCGTCAGTTTTCCGGTCTGCTTAACAAGGTCTACCGTTATGGCTAAAGGCTGGTTTATCAATACTGCCGTTCCTGTTCTCGGCTCATACCCCGTTTTTGTCACATTCCACGGATAACTGCCCGGCACACGGTTAAAGACTGCGTTTCCGCTCGCGTCCGTATTGACCGTTTGTTCATCCTCCCCTACACCAAGCACTACGGGCTGGTTCTTAACGGGTTGTCCGCTCATTCTCACGGTAAATATGATGTCGTAGGTAACAAGCTTTAATTGTACATCCACTCTCTTGTTCTCTCCGTTCACCGTCACAACACCTTGTTTCGTATAATATCCTTCCTTCTGTACGGTCCAGTTATAACCGCCCGATATACGGACAAATTGCGCCTGCCCTCCACTCGTACTTATTGATTCCGTACCTACAGTAACCAAAGCATCGTCAAGCGGTGTATTGTTATCGTCCGTAACATAAAAATCAATCAGATAGCCTATCTGCACCAAGTCAACTTCTACCGTCACGTCCTTATCCACGACTTCCACCGTTCCTTCCTGCCCGTTGAATTCCGTCTTTGACACCTTCCAAGCATAGGAACCTGCCACCTCTACAAATGTCACAACCCCGTTTCTTTCCGTCTGTAGGGTTGTGCCGTTGAAAGTAACATCCGCTTTCGCTACGGGCAACCCGTTGCTTCTCACGACAAAGTTTATGTTATATTTCGGTATGGGGTTGAACTGTATGTCTATAACCGCGTTTCCGTATATGGTAAAATCCTTTTCCACGGTTATATATCCTTCTTTCACGACCTTATAATGATACGTTCCTGCCGGATATATAAACCCGGTTGCAAGTCCCTGCGCATTCGAGCTTCCAGTCTGGTTAGGAATATCTTCACCCGTCACTAATACAGATGCACCCGATACTGGCTCCACACCGTCCCTTATACGGAAAGTCACGTTATAGTAAGGTATCTTTTCCATCTCGATTTCTATGTTGGTAGAATCCACTATTTCGGCATTTCTTCTCACCGTATAATAGTCCTCATATTCTGCCACATATTCGTATATACCGGGGAACACCTCGAATGTCGCTATACCGTTGCTTCCGGTATATTGAACCTTTCCTGCAAAGGACACTTTCACATTCTGCATCCAGTCTTTTGTCTCCTTGTCGCGCACAAAGAACGTAACCACCCGTTCATAGGCGGCACCCATTAACTGTACATATTCTACAGCATCCTTGTCCACTAATAAAGAGTTTTCCACGTTTTCAAAGTTTTCGGCTTCCACCTCATAATACCATTGTCCGCGCGGTAACGTTATCTTTGCTTCACCGTTCACGTCCGTTACAAGCTCTTCCCCGTTTATCGTAATCCTTGCATTGGGTATGTACTTGTTTCGGTTTGAAAACACCTTGAACAATATCTGATATTCTTCCTCTCCTACATAAGGTCTTATCAATTCACTGCCGAATATGTTCTTATATCCAACAAGGTAATTTTTTAAGAAAGTCTCTACAGTAAATTGTCTCTGATATGCGTTGTTTTTATAGTAAGCAGCTATAATGTCACGTTCACCCAAATATCCTTGTGAAAACGGCAGATATAAGGGTTTCACATGAAAATCGTATATATATATATACGGGTGATTTCCGACCGTTCTTTCCTGGATAAATATAGGTGCGATATACTTCATTCCCGGCATTATCGACAAAGCACGCCCAGACGGGAAATTAAGTGCAGGCGCTTTCAAAAACTTCTCGTTCGTTGACAGCAGTATTCCTTTTATGTAGTAATACATGCCGTCATTCTTTATGTCCAAATATTCGTTTTCATGGAACCAAAAGGAACTTCCGGTTATCTGTCCGTTTTCCAATATTCCCATAGACAACGGCTCTCCGTCTACCGTCTCGTACCCAGCTACTCCAAACTTTAGGTTTTCATTGTCCGTAGCCGACACTTTTACTTGCAATGATATTTCGTAGGATAGATTCGGGTCTATGATTATAAGCTTGTCCAAATCCACCCTTCCGTCTATGCCCACGGCTTGATTACCAAAAAATGTCATAGCATTGAATATCTCGTCATCATCCCCGTTTTCGTCCTGCGTTATGCTTATACTTTCCGGTATCAATAGAGGATAATTATTCAAATCCTCTACTCCTTTTGTATATTCATACGCTTTTGATACATTCATTACCGTATTCGTCCGGTCACATGTAGGCGAACTGTGACCCATCGCCCACCCCGTAGCTTCCGGTCTCAACAAGGCAAATATAAACTCGTCCAAAGAATTGTATCTTATCAATCGCAACAATTCACCCAATATCTCGCCTTCCTTGCTTATGATGTCAAGTCTTCCACGCTTTGAATATTCTTCCAGGTAATTATAGAATAGGTATTTCATCTGTTCCTGGCTGTCCACCATATTAGTAACAAGACCTCTGTTCTGAATAAACATCTCGAATAAAATCTGATTCGTGTCTATCTTTTTGTATTGTCTTGCATACAGAACTATCAAAGCGAATATATGAGTTATGGTTCCCCAAAAGGCACGGAAATCCTCGTTCTCTTTCTTCTTTAGGAATGTGGGCAAAACCCCCCTTCCTTCCAGTTTTTCAAGTACGTTTTCTGCCCACCGTATTACTTCCTTGTCGTTTTCTTCAAAAAAACGACTGAAAGGCAAGTTATCATATATAGGTGTGGACTGGGGTAAAAATAATCCCCCACACGGGTTTTCTTTCTTTATTCTTTTTTCCATGTTGAAAAACAATTAATTGCACGGTAAAAATACGATTAATTTTGGATATTACGAAAACAAACACGACGAAAAAATACTGTAGAACCGTTCCACCACCTCAATCTCTCTCGTCAAAGACCAGTCCATAACAATAGAGGCTCTAAAGGTAGGGGTGTGGGTAACGAACAGAAGAGTAGAACAATATTCCTCGTATATAGATGATTATTACAAACCATATAAAGGAGCTTATACGGGTATTGTAAATTTACCAAGTGAAGGAAGTAAGTTGTATGCTATCAGTAACTCTTTTGGTATTGTATTTTTCGTAACTACTGGTACAAAAATTTATACATTAGGACATTCTGTTTATTTGTCGGATAGTTCATTTGAAACATATTGTATAGCTAAATTATATAAAAAAGATGAAACTAATTTATGGGATAATAATAGTTCAATTCGTGTAAGTACAAATGCAATAACAAAATATCTTGGTGTGTCAATAAGTCATCCCGTATATAATTTTGATAATTTAAGATTACCCGTAATTACATATATACATTATGTAATTAATGCTATAATACGTTGGGCTGCAACTCAAGTATTAAGAAATTATTCAGTTAAAGATACTTGGAAAATCACTTCATCAGATTTATATTATAGTGGTAATGCTATAAGTGACCAATATAAATATTTTAACAATTATTCTGTAAGAAAATATGCTTCTGTTATTAAAACAATACATAGTTCAATTGGAAGAATAAAATCTTATATGATTGGAACTTATAGTAATTATGAATTTAGAGTAGTAAGTATAACACTACAATATGTTTCTAATTATATCATAGATTTTTCCAGTATACCTGGATATCCTTATAAAGATGAAGGTAGAGTGGAGCATATGGGGTGGCTGGTATTGGCAAGTGATAATGAAAGAGTAATCATATTGGTAAAGTCACAAGATAGGTCATATGGAGATACTCATGCTAAATTTTATTACGGAATATGGAAAGGTCTTGTAGGACAGTATGGGGATGATTTGGAATCTGGGGGAAATTGGTCGTGTTATTACAATATCCCATCTGCGATTACTTCTGTAATTGGAGGGGATTATTGGGTATCACCGGATTTAAAATGGTTGTTCTATATATCACTGAATGGAGCTAATTATCAAGGATTTTCTAAGGGATTGCATACCATAAAAGGTTCATCAGCTCTTTTTGGAGAAAATGGCTGGACTGGAGTTTCTTATGAAATGGAAGGAGGAGGTACGGATATCTTAAATGCTTGTCAGAACTATTATATATTAGATGTCATATTCAACGGTAAATCCAATAAAATAATGGTTCTTGGAAATTCTTCCAAAGGTGCATTTACAGACCCAACTTCTACCTATAGTTATGCGGAAGGTATCCAACCGGATATAATACTTTATTTTATTTGGTCGGAAAGTCAGAAAAAATTTGTCAGATTAAACAGTTCTCATATAGGAGGTGACACATTTTGGAATGATTATAATAATTCTACATCTGGCGGTAAAGGTAATAGTTATAAACCTTTAATCAATTTTGTAAATGGAGAAATTAACTTCATGTATCCTGGAGGGAATGAGCCGTTTAATGCGTATAGATATAATTTGAGTTTCGGAGATTGATAGTTTATAAAAAGCGTCCATACCAATTAAAAAAGTATGGACGCTCGTTTTATTTAATCATTAAAAGTAAGAGAAGCATAATATGCTGTCGCATTCTCACTATACGATGGATAAACATAACTCATATCCCATGTGTTCCCTAAATAATTCTGGTTAATACTAAAGAATGGTCTCAATTTACCACTTCCAGAAGCGTTATATTTGTTCCAGAAATTAGTAAATCCTACTATATTATATGGTATATTTATCCATTTACCACCATTTAGCATTTCAAAACAAAATATATTAGTAGGATGTATACCTTCTACATAGGAATTAGCAATAATCGCTCCTCCTTGTGCTCCCTTTTGTCCATTACAGAGAGCAATCATTTTAGAACCATCTTTATTAAATATAACGTCAAGAACATAATAATTAGCAAGAGTGCTTCTTAATTCTGATACAAAGTTATCATTAATAGTTATTGACGTTGCAGCCCAGCCGTTTTCATCAACTAAAACAGAAGCGCTTCTTACTATATTTATTCCTTTCGACGCTCCCCAAGGACCCTTGCCAACATAAAACATAAATCTCTTATCTTTTGATATCCATACATTACCTCCCATATTGTTAGTAATAGAAGAAGGTATGTTATTGTAACAATGCCAATATTGCAAACCACTACTACTATTTATATAATTCCATGTAGAAGAACCTTTCCATACCAATACATAAAAATCAAAAGTTAGATTTTCTTCTGAAAAAGTCTTTTGAGGTCCGTATACAAACAATATCAATTGATGTTTGGACAGATTAATATACGCTCTCTTGTAAAAGAATATATTGATTTTTCTTCCAACAGTAGGCCCATTAACTTTTAAGCTATAAGAGCTCATAGAAGAGCCGATATCCCAAGATTGAAGTCTTATACTAATTTGATTGTTATTATTTGGTGTTTCGGGTATCGCAATTATTTCTTGACTATTAATGCTTTCATTAATTGAATTTAATTCTTCTTGTGTTACTAAAACACATAAAGAATTACGTACAGAATAATTGTTGCTATTTTGAAACACTGAACCTAAAGTGCTATCATTATTGCCTTTTACATAATTTAAAAAACCTTTTCTTATATTCAATTGCCCCCATGTTAACCTATTTGCACCACTAAATCCGCAACATACGTAGTTCAAGTTTTGAAAATCACCATTAGAAGAAGGACTTAAATAAAAACTACCTTGTATATGACTATATCCATACAGTCTATATGAATCATTCGCTCCATTATAATCAAAAAATGTTGAAACTCCATATACATTAGGGGAGTCAACGAAAAGAGAAGCTACCGTTTTTAGATTTATCATCTCTAATTCATTTACTTTACTGGGGTCATATGTCAATACAGCTGCACACGAACTACTTGGATATGTCTTATTTGCCTCTATAACTGGTTCTACATATAACCCAGAATACGAATTTTTACGAGATGTTGCGTCTTTTCCGAAATTACTACTACTAAATTCGTCCTTCACCCACACCCCTACCTTTAGAGCCTCTATTGTTATGGACTGGTCTTTGACGAGAGAGATTGAGGTGGTGGAACGGTTCGGATAATTCCAGTCTCCTGTTCCGTTTCCTCCCCAGGTTGTGCTACCTCCTGCTTCCCACCAGTAGTTGCCCGGCTTTATCTTCAACACCACCTGTCCGCTCGTGTTTGTAGTGCCGCTATATGCTGTGCTGGTGTTATTGCTTGACAGCTTCACTATACATCCACTTCCCACGTTCGTTCCTGTATTCGCGTCGTTTACCGTTATTGTTATTGTTACCTCACTCGGCACCAGCTTGATTGTAAAGTTTGAGGTATTCGCGTTCGTGGTGTTTAATGTCTCGTATCTTGTCGCACTTACTATGTATCTGTTTGTCAATCCGGACACATATACCGTCGCTTGTCCTGCACTGTTCGTCGTTACAACTTGTTCCGCTCCCATTCCTGCTCCAGTATTGACATTACTTCCGTTTATACCATACATCTTTATTGTCGCTCCGTTCACAGCTGCATTCGTATAGCTGTTCTGTACAGTCACTACAATACCTTTTATCGCATATGAACATAATGGAGCTGTATCTGTAATTCCCGGTATATTGTTAAAATTGTATGTAGGAGTAATAGAATATACAGTAGCGGTATTTGTACTACTTCCGGTTCTGAAATATGTCGTTACAGCCGTGCTTATCGTTGTCTCTACTCCTGCAATATATGTATAACTTCCAACATCATAATATGTCGCGCCCGTTTTTGTCAAAGTTACCGTTGTCGCTACTCCTCCAGTAGTATATACTGGATTCATTAGAGTGTTTACAGCCCAATATCTAAATTTTGTTCTCGTATTCGGTACCTGGAAATAGAATACATTAGTTACACTCTTCGTCAATCTCATTGCATTTCTTGTGTTCGCTGATAGAGGCATTGTTATCGTTCCCGTACTTGATACCCAATAGCTCGTACCACCACCCCATGTTATGTTATAATTCCCAGCTATCATTGGGCCGAACGTCACCTGTCCGCTACTGTTTGTCGTTCCTGTAAAATTGATTGACGATAATTGCGAATTCGTCATTGTGACCGGACATCCGTTCGCATTTCCTTTTACTGCTCCTTGATAGTAGTCCTTTATGGTGAATGTTATAGAAGAACTTGTCTCGCTCATTTTCAGATTAAGAGGGCTTGCTTGGCCTGCCGACAATGTACCAGTCAGTTTATTGTAGTTCGTCTTGGAAAACGAATATCCTCTGCCTATACTACTTCTGTATGCAGTCCAATTACCGCTACTATCTGTCGTGCCTGTCTGTCCAAAATAGGAACATGATACACCGCTTATATTTGTCCCATAATTAGAACTCTTTATGTTAAATGTCAGACGTGCAGTTATATTCAATGTCATAGTCCACTTCTCATTTTCATTAGTCCATGTGTGACTCTGCGAAGCATTACTGTAATAACTTGCATAGTTTTTCGGTGTGTAGGTGTAATTTATACCTGCATATACGGTATTTGTTTTTGTGGCATCTGTACCCAATGTTATTTCTCCTGCTGGTGCATTTGAACTAGACAGAATACCTCTTACTATAACAACACTCGGCAATATATAGGTACCAACACTTGGTATTGATTCTTGAACAGTTATTGTCACCGTTCTTGTCGTTCTGTTCATCGTCACTGTATAGGGAGATGTCTGCGTGGCTGTCACCGTACCTACGTAGTTATTGAAATATGTTGCAGTTGCCGTTAAAGGCCTATCTAATCCACTTCTATAGAAACTTCCTCCGGACGCAAGTGTTTGTCCAAAATAAGTGATTGTCCCTGCAAGCGTATTGTTTATATTGTAAATATTTGCTACCGTATTAATCACTATCTTTTGATTACAATTCAAACTAATCGTCTTTGATTGTCCGGCTGCTGTATATGTAAGCTGATTATTTGGATTACTGTAATAATTTGCTCTTGTTTGTGGGGTGAATGTAACCGGGGTACCAAGATAACAAACAAAAGATACGCTTCCGGCTGTGTCAAGTGTCAATGGACTTGTTGATGCTGCCGGACTGAATATCATCTTCATGGACGGATAAGTAAACATGCTACCGCCCGAATATGTCTCATTTACTGTAAGGCTAACTGTTGCTGTAGAACGTGTCATTACCACATTGAACGGAGATGCAGAAGAACTTGTTATGCTTCCGGAATAATTTCCGTGATACGTTGCTGTTGCTGTTACGCCATTTGTTACGGAACTTCTGTACAACGATATATTTCCGCTACTGTCGGTCGTTCCGGTCTGGTTAAAGTATTTTACCGTAGCACCGCTTAGATTCGTTCCGCTTGGTATATTTGACTTTACATTTATCGTTATTTTGGCTGTCACAGTCAGATTCATAGTCCAAGTTTGATTGGCTGCTGTATAGGTGTGACTTTGTGTCGCATTGCTATAAAATTCCGGATGACCGACAACTGTAAAAGTCATTTCTGTTCCAATATATCCGTTAAATGTCACAGAACCGCTTGTATCTGTTGTCAATGTTCCGGTTGCACTACCTGCTGTATATTTAATCTGTAAATTACTATATGCTGTTGAATTGTTTCCTACGACCTCCTTAACTATTAATGTAACCGGATTGGCCGCACGTGTCATTACAATATTGAACGGATTTGATGAAGTATAGGCTATCTGTCCCGTATAAGATTCAAGATTTGCAGCGCTTACTGATACACTTCTTGGGTCCGAACCACTCCAATAGAAGACTGCATTGCCACTTGTATCAGTCGTTTTTGTCTGACTGAAATATGTCACGGTCGCACCTTGTATATTCTCTCCAGGTACATCATCTTTAACATTTACAGTTATCTGTTTCGCACAAGTAAGATTCATGTTCCATACTTCACCTGCTGCCGTATATGTATGGGTCTGTTGATAATTCGTGTAAAACAGTCTTCTGGCTTCTGCTGTTAAAATAAATGTAATAGGAATACCAATATAAGCTTCAAATGTATTTGTTCCACTGGCAATAGTTCCATTTCCTGCTGCCGAAGTATAACTTAACGTAAAATTGGAATTTCCGTCCAAAATTACACTCGCACCACCAGGTATCACTTCATATTGCTGTACTGTCACTATATGCTTATTTCTTAACATTGTAACATTAAGCGGAGACGTTGTAGTGGGTGCAATAGTTCCGTTTACCGTGTTGTAATCGTCCTTGTCCAAAGAATAGCCCTTTTCCAGTGCGGACCGGAACAAAGAAGCGTTTCCGCTTGCATCCGTCTGTACAACCTGCTCGTTATATGTCACGGTCGCCCCTTGAATGTTCGTCTTCGCATATACGTCCTTTACATTGACCGTTATCTTTGAGGTCACATTCAAGTTGAACGGCCATATCACACCGTCTTCGGTCCATGTATAGGGTTGTGTCGGGTTGCTATAAAAAGCCGGGTATGAATCAGTCGTAAACGTGTATTCCAGTCCCTTTATCAATAACTGATTAGTATAACCGTTCTCATCCAAAGTAAGCTTTATCGTTCCTGCCTTGGATGTCATTGTAATAGTCTGATTTGACAAGTACGCTCTTCCTGCCGTACCGTACACCTCCGAAACTTGAATACCTGCGTTAATCAATTCATATTGTACTTCTACATCCAACACTGTACCACTTTCATTTTGAGGATGTGAGAATGTATCGGATGAAACCTCACCTGCAAGAACCTCATAGGTGTATTCTCCTACCGGAACATTCGGCATCACTATCGTTCCTTCCGCGTTCGTCTCGCCCTCAAACACAATATCCGGCAATGCGTTGTTTGTCACACGTACCAAAATTCCGTCCGGTGGCAAAACTCCTTGTGTTAATACATGGAAAGTAACTGGATATTCCTTTGCCTCCAATTCAATATCCATTCTTGTTTCTGTTCCGGTAGGCTTGAAATTCCCGGTCTTGGTATTGTAATGCTGCTTGCTTACACTGTAAGACATATTTACCGGAGATATGTACATTTGCACTATCCCGTCCGTATCGGTCGTTCCTGTCTGGTTCACAGACATTCCACTGAATGTTACTGATGCACCGCTTAACTCGCCATATAAATTAGAGGTGATATATACCGGAATTCTCTTTGAACATGTATATACAAGGTCTTTTGTGTTTGCATCTTTATAATTGACTGTAGCTATTGCACCGTTTCCAGAATAGAATCCTATTGGTTGCACCTGGAAACGTTCTGCAATTCCTGCATACACTGTTTTTGTAAATTGTCCGCTTGCATTCGTCGTTACATTCGCACCCGAAGATGTACCGTTGTCGTTGTAATAGCATGCAAGCACAAGACCTGTCTTTACCGGATTTGATGCTGTAGTCGAAATAGAGGGTATTATTTCCTTTACCGTGAATGTGACTGATTTCGTTCTTCTTGTTAATACTGCTGAATGCGTCTTGTCCGTAGGCAGATAGATGTTTTCTGTCTTGCTGTTGAAATTACTGTTTCCTCCTCCATAGGTTATCGTATAATTTCCAGGCGGTATATTGAAATTTCCATTTCCTTGCGATATCAATTGTCCGCTTGCATTCGTTGTTCCAGAAAAACTATATGCTTGTGAAGATGTTCCACCCCATGCACTCGTAACCGTTACCGTACAACTTTCTGCCGCCTTGGAATAAGGATTGTTTGCTGTCAATGTTAGACTGAACGTCATTGCAGCATAGCCCATGATTATATCCAGGTAATCAGCCGACAACGGGGGTGTGAATGTTCCAGTCTTTTTCGTATGGTCTGTTACTGTACACTCATAGCTCATTGCAATAGGTGAAATGTACACTCTTGCCGAACCATCACTTCCGGACGTAACGGTTTGAGGCAGTGACATTCCGGACACCTTTATAGTCGCATTTTCAAGCGGTCTTAGGGTATTCTGCTGTTTTACTCTCAATTCAAGCCTTTTTGAAGCCGTTATTTCCATCAGTGTAGGTACACTCGCACCGAAGCCCCAGTTCTTGATTAGCAGACCTTCATTCTCATAGAAACCTTTCTCCTTTATTGTCAACTGATAATCAATACCCGGCATTACTTCCGGAAATATCTTTCCTGCCGCATTTGTCGTATATTCTCGTACATTATCGTTGAACATGTTCTTTACTGAAACAACAATTCCAGCCTTGACCGGATTGAAGTTCAGAGCGGCTTTCTGTTCGGCAGCTATCTTTACAGTTACCTGGCTTACCGGAGTCGTTATCGTCACATCCACATAGAAAGTTCTCGGCTGTGCATCACGTGTCACATTCGGCTGGACCGTCAACATCGTACCTTCCAAAGAAGCTATTTCATCATTCGATACATTGAATTTCAATTCAGCACCTCCACTTGCAAAATCGTATGGCTCGTCCTCACCACCGATTTCTGCACGTCTGAAAGTCTTTACATGTTCCATTAAATCGAACGTCACCCCTTTGTTAGGAACAACGAAATTTTCCGGTGTATGAACTATGTAATAATAACTATCATTGGATAACGTCTCGGCTGTATTTTCACCACTGAATCTTACTGTAGTAGCATCACCGGACACACCGGGAATATTCTCTATTACGTCAACTTCCGGTTCGATTTCCCTTCTTGTCATAGTGAAAGGAAGGTCTATATCCTTCAGTTTTTCGAGTGTTATCGCCTGGTTTTCTACTGCGTCATAATATCTGTGTGTCGCGTTCCAAGTATATTCGCCTGCCTCCGCTCCAAGCTGCAACACGCCTATGTCATTCGTATAGCCGGAATCCACCTTAATTCCGGTCCCCTTGTTTATCAATTCGATATATACACCGGAAATAGGAGCCTTCGTTATCGCGTCCGTTGCGGTATATGTTATTACCGTGTCTCTCAATTCCAGGTAAATT